AGCAAGAATACCGTAAGGCTGAGATGCAAGAAGCAATAATTACTTGGACAGTTACAAGTTTACTTTTAGCAATAGGTTTTGGTATTTTTGGCTTTATATTATATATGGTGACATAATGGCTAGAAACCTAACAGAAAAACAACAGAAGTTCCTTGACGTATTGTTTGAGGAAGCTGGGGGCAACCTAGTAAAAGCTAAGAAGCTTGCTGGGTATGCTGACGCTGTTACTTCTAGACAAGTAGCAGAACCACTTGCAGATGAAATTGCAGCACTAACAAAGAAGTTTATTGCTTCGTCTGCTACAAAAGCTGCATACTCTATGTTTGAAGTTATGAACAACCCAACAGATCTAGGAAATAAAGAAAAGATGGCAGCTGCAAAAGATGTCCTAGATCGTAGTGGCTTTACAAAGACAGAGAAAGTAGAAGTCTCTGCTGCAAGCCCACTATTTATTCTGCCACAAAAATCGGATGAAGACGAATAAAACTTGGAAGCTACCCAGACCAGACTTTATTGATGGTGAGTATGTTTGGAAACCTGCGGTAAGAGTTGGTAGACATATACCATTTGGTTATAGACAAGACCCAGATGATTGTGATATACTACTACCAATTCCAGAAGAGTTAGAATTATTTGAATTAGCTAAGAAACATCTTAAACGTTATAGTTACAGAGAAGTGTCTGCTTGGCTCTCTACACAATCTGGAAGATACATTTCCCACGTAGGTTTATATAAGAGAGTTAAACTTGAGCAAAAACGTAAGACAGAAGCTGCAACTCAACGCTACCTTGCCCAACGCTACAAAGAAGCCCTTGAAAAAGCGGAAAGGCTCGAAGGTAGACAGCTCGGACAAAAAGAGTATACCAGCTCAACCAAAACCTGAAGAACTAGACTTTGAGCAGGTTGCACAAGAAGTAATCTTTGAGCCAAATCCTGGACCCCAGACTAAGTTTTTGGCTGCAACTGAACAGGAGGTTCTTTATGGAGGTGCTGCTGGTGGCGGAAAATCTTACGCAATGGTTGCCGACCCTGTACGCTACTTGGGGAACCCAAATGCGAGAATGCTTCTTGTCCGCCGTAGCACAGAAGAACTTAGAGAACTTATATCAGTAAGTAAACAACTCTATCCAAAAGCTATTCCTGGAATTAAGTTTATGGAAAGAGATAAGACTTGGGTAGCTCCATCAGGTGCTACATTGTGGATGTCATATCTTGATAGAGATGATGACGTTATGAGATACCAAGGTCAAGCTTTTAACTGGATTGGCTTTGACGAACTTACACAATGGCCTACACCATATGCTTGGAACTACATGAGATCACGTCTCCGTACTACAAAGGCATCTGGTTTGCCACTGTATATGAGAGCAACAAGCAACCCAGGTGGCCCTGGGCATCAGTGGGTTAAGAGAACATTCATTGACCCTCAGACTCCAAACAAGTCGTTCCATGCTACTGATGACAACGGAGAGGTGATAACTTGGCCGAAGGGTCATAGCAGAGAGGGTGAGCCTCTGTTCAAACGGAAGTTTATTCCAGCCACCCTCTTTGACAACCCTTACCTTTCGGACGATGGACTCTATGAAGCCAACCTTTTATCTTTGCCTGAACATCAACGAAGACAGTTGCTTGAAGGTGACTGGGACATTAACGAAGGAGCAGCTTTCCCAGAGTTTAACAGAAGCATCCACGTTGTTGACCCATACGACATACCAAATAACTGGATACGCTTTAGAGCTTGCGACTATGGTTACGGTTCCTACACTGGGGTTCTTTGGTTTACTGTAGTTCCTGGATCAGAACAGTTAGTAATCTACAGAGAGCTGTATGTATCTAAGGTTACAGCTACAGACTTAGCTGATATGATCTTAGAAATAGAGGAAGAGGCAGGGGAAAGAATACGTTATGGAGTTCTTGACTCTTCTCTTTGGCATAATCGTGGTGATACTGGCCCTAGCCTTGCAGAACAGATGATTCTAAAAGGTTGTAGATGGAGACCCTCAGACAGATCTAAAGGCTCTCGTGTTGCAGGTAAGAACGAAATACACAGACGACTACAAGTTGATGAGTTTACAGAAGAACCTAGGATGGTTTTCTTTAGTACCTGCACTCAAAGCATAGCACAGATACCTAGTCTACCTCTTGATAAAAACAACCCAGAAGATGTAGACACACATGCAGAAGACCACTTGTATGATGCACTACGTTATGGTATAATGACTAGACCAAGAAGTAATATATTTGATTTTGATCCCTCAGCCCAGCGCACAGGTTTTCAAGCATCAGATCCAACTTTTGGATATTAAGGATAAGACATGGAAGAAGATTTTGAAGATATGATCATGGATATGGGAGAAGCTTCTGCGATTGAAGACGTAGAAGAGGAAGACTATTCCGATCCAGTTACAGGTCAGATTGTTCAGTTTGTAAAAGACAAGTTCAGTAAAGCTGAAACTGCTCGTCAACTTGACGAAGAACGTTGGATTCAGTCTTACCGTAACTACCGTGGTCTTTATGGGCCTGATGTTCAATTTACTTCTACAGAAAAGTCTCGTGTTTTTGTTAAGATTACTAAAACTAAAACACTAGCTGCCTATGGTCAAATTGCAGAGGTATTGTTTGGTGGCAATAAATTTCCTATTACCATTGATCCAACAATTCTTCCTGACAATGTTCCAGACACGGTTAGCTTTGAAACTAATCCACAGATAGAACAAGCCAAAGAAAATACAGGCGGTTTAAATCCTGGCGAGACTTTCCCAGAATATATGCAACGTATGGCAGGTCTTGAAGAAGATCTAGAGCCTGTAGCAGACAAACTTGAAGAAGGTCCAGGAAAAACTCCTAGCTCTATTCAACTACACCCTGCAGAGATTGCAGCTAAGAAAATGGAAAAGAAAATCCATGATCAGCTAGAGGAATCCCACGCAAAGAAACACCTACGTGCTGCAGCATTTGAATGTGCACTGTTTGGTACTGGTGTAATGAAGGGTCCATTTGCTGTAGACAAAGAGTACCCTAACTGGGATGAAGAGGGTAATTACAACCCAGTATTTAAAACAATTCCACAAACTACTTCTGTATCTATCTGGAACTTCTACCCAGACCCAGATGCAGCTACTATGGAAGAGGCAGAGTTTGTAGTAGAACGCCACAAGATGTCTCGTTCTCAAGTACGTGCCCTAAAGAATCGTCCATACTTCCGTTCTAATGCTATCGACAACGTCCTACGTCTTGGTGAAAACTACCGTAAAGAGTGGTGGGAGCATATTATGGAAGACAACTCCGAAGAAGATAGGGCTGATCGCTTTGAAGTTCTAGAGTTCTGGGGTTTTGTAGACAGAGAAATTATTGAAGATCAAGGGGTAGATATCCCTTCAGAATTAAAAGATGCAGATCAACTAAGTGTAAACATCTGGATTGCTAACGGTCAAGTACTACGTCTAGTAATGAATCCGTTTACTCCAGCTTACATTCCTTATTTTGCTGCACCTTATGAAATGAATCCATACAGCATCTTTGGTGTAGGTATTGCTGAGAACATGGATGACACCCAAACACTTATGAATGGCTTTATGCGTATGGCAGTAGACAATGCTGCCCTATCTGGTAATTTGCTTATTGAGGTAGACGAGACTAACCTCGTCCCAGGGCAAGACCTCTCCGTGTATCCAGGCAAAGTGTTTAGGAGACAGGGAGGGGCACCTGGTCAAGCTATCTTTGGCACCAAGTTCCCTAACGTATCTAACGAGAACATGCAGATGTTCGACAAGGCGAGAGTATTAGCAGATGAATCAACTGGCTTCCCTTCCTTCGCACATGGTCAGACAGGCGTATCAGGAGTTGGTCGTACTGCCTCTGGTATTTCTATGCTTATGTCTGCTGCCAACGGCAGTGTACGGAACGTAGTTAAAAATATTGATGACTACTTGCTTGCACCACTTGGCAAAGCATTCTTTAACTTCAACATGCAGTTTGACTTTGATGCAGAGATCAAAGGCGATCTAGAAGTTAAAGCTCGTGGTACAGAAAGCTTGATGGCCAACGAAGTACGTAGCCAACGTTTGATGCAATTCATGCAAGTTGTATCTAACCCTGCCTTGGCACCATTTGCCAAAATGGATTATATTGTTCGTGAGATTGCTAAGTCTATGGATCTTGATCCTGATAAGGTTGGCAACAACATGGCACAAGCAGCAATCCAAGCTGAGATCTTAAAAAAGTTCCAGCAAGAAAATCCACCACCAGCTCCACCCCCAGGAGCACCAGGTCCACAAGGACAAGCCCCACAGGGCCAAGGAGCAGCCCCAGGAGTGCAGGATACCGCAGGTGGCGGGGGTGGTAACA